TCGTATTCAATCGTATAACAGCGGTGGACCTAAAAACATTCTTTTAGCAGGAGGCTCAGTTGGTTATACAGGCATGACTACAAATCATCCGCTTGTTTTTCTTACCAACGACACGGAGCGTATGCGTATCGACTCATCAGGCAATCTAGGCTTGGGAGTTACTCCTAGTGCTTGGGGAAGCGGTTATAAAGCAATTGATGTAGCAAGTATTGGTGCTTCGTTTGCAGGTTCAAATTATGCTTCTTATGTAACAAGTAATGCGTACAACAACGCACCTAATTGGATTTACAAAGCTGGCACTTATGGTGCGGCATACTATAACCAATTTAATGGCGCTCATGCTTGGTACAGCGCACCCGCAGGCACAGCAGGAAACGCCATTACCTTTACTCAGGCAATGACTCTGGATGCTAGTGGGAATTTGTTGGTAGGCACTACTTCTGGTTTTAGTACAGCTTCTAATAGAGGAAACATAAGCGTAAATGGCTCATCTACGTCAATTGTTGCTATTGGTGCTGGCGGTAATCGTAAAGGGTATTTCTTTACTGATGGCACAAACACTACACTTGGTTCTGACGCTGCTCTTGTGTTTGATGCAGGTGGTTCAGAACGAGCCCGTATAGACTCAAGCGGTAACTTGCTGGTGGGGACTACGAGTGTTATTCAAGGTGGTAAATATTCAAGTTCATTTGACGGGTCAATTTCAAACGGAATTGTTCTTCAAACAACTTTAGCAAGTGCGGGTACAGGTTTTATTCGGTTTGTTAATTCTTCTGGCACTTCACAAGGTGAAATTAACGCAACTACCACTTCCGTAGTTGCATACTTAACAACCTCCGACTATCGCCTAAAAAATACCATTGCACCAATGACAGGCGCATTGGATAAAGTTGCTCAACTAAAACCAGTAACTTATAAATGGAACTCTGATGGCTCTGATGGTCAGGGCTTTATCGCTCACGAATTAGCGGAAGTTTGCCCAGATGCTGTAAGCGGTGAAAAAGATGCTGTGGACGAAGACGGCAATCCTAAGTACCAAGGCATCGACACATCATTCTTGGTGGCTACATTGACTGCGGCTATCCAAGAACTTAAAGCAGAATTTGATGCCTACAAAGCATCTCACCCTTAATCTCTAAAGGAAATCAAAATGACTACTATCACTTGGAAAATCAACACCCTTGAAAGCAACACAGCAGACGGATTCGTTTCTGTTGCGCATTGGAGTTGCACAGCAGTAGACGGAGAACACTCTGCCTCTGCCTACGCAACAGTCTCATGGGCTGAAGGCACTCCTGCCATACCCTATGCTTCGCTAACAGAAGCTGAAGTTTTGTCATGGGTGTGGGAGTCTGTTGACAAAGCATCGACAGAGGCTTCTTTGGCGGCTCAGATTGCTTTGCTGAAGAATCCTGTAAAAAGCACAGGCGTACCTTGGTAAAACGAGAAGCCATCACTCGATCTTGATGGCACATTAAAGGACTGAAATGGGCAAAGATACAAACAAACCCCAAATCGTAACCATCGATGGTGTAGATCATCAGTTGGATGACTTTACTGACCAACAACGCATTTTGCTTGAGCATATTGCAGACTTGGACAGAAAACTTAATTCAGCCAAATTTGCAGTCGATCAGCTTCAAGTTGGTCGTGACGCTTTTTTCACAATGTTGAAGCAATCACTTGATAAAGTAACGGATGTAGAGGCAAAGTAAATGGAAAATCACACCACAGAAGTGGCATCAGCAATAGCAGCTAAGACAGCATCAGTCGCTACCTATGGTGGTGCTGGTAGTGCTATTTTCTTTGGTTTATCAGCCAATGAATTTGGTGCTTTATGTGGTGTGGTTATCGGCTTGATTGGTCTTGTCGCAAACATCTACTTTAAGTATCAGCATTTGGAAGTGGCGAAAAAAGAGTCTGGTTGGTATGAATGAAATGGCTTGTGCTGTTCCTGCTTTCTATTGGATTGCTGGTATCTGCACAACCAAAGCAATGTCTATTGTCAGATTTCTACGGATTAAGTTGGATACACGAGCCGACACTAAGGCACATTGAGTTATCAAGATGGTTGACTACAAATGGGGACAACTGTAATTCTGACCAACTTGTTGTCTTATGGAATAACCTAGCAATGTGGGCAGGGGTTGCGGATAGTGCGGAGTTAAGGGGTAAGGTTCTTTACTACTATGCAAGAGCAATGGAGAGAGAGAAAAAATGATTACCTTTGACAAGTGGTATCCAATGGTTCAGCCAACACACACAGCCACTCAATTAGCTTTTGATAAAGCAGTTGAAAAGGTGCAAGAAGAATATCGTTATGCAGTTGCGGCTAACAAACTAGAGTTCAAGACCAGAGAAGTAGAGTTAGAACTGTATGACAAGAGAGCAAGACAGAACACCATTGAGTTGGGTTCGTTTGAGAATCGTAGACGATTTCAGATTTTTGTATAAGGAATAATATGATTGGACTAGATGCACTTCTAAATGTCGGTGGCAAGTTAATCGACAAACTTATTCCAGACCCAGAGGCTAAAGCCAAAGCGCAGCTAGAGTTGCAAAAGATGGCTCAAGATGGTGAATTAGCTAAAATGGCTAACGAAACCAAACTCTATGAGACTGAGCAAAACAACCTCACAGAGCGTTCAAAAGCTGATATGGCTAGCGACTCTTGGATGAGCAAAAATATTCGCCCCTTGACCCTTGTATTCCTTTTGGTTGCCTATTCTGGCTTTGCCATTGCATCAATCTTTGAATACGAGACTCGTGGCGCTTATGTTGAGTTGCTCGGTCAATGGGGGATGCTTGTCATGTCGTTCTACTTTGGTGGGCGCACAATGGAAAAGATTGCTGACAGGGTTAAAAAATGAACTTAACTGAACACTTTACCCTTGATGAACTAACACATACTGACCACAGACAGTACGACAATACACCAAATGACGCAGAACTTGAAAACCTCAAACGACTCGCAGAATTCCTTGAGGATGTCAAAGAAGCCCTCGGAGGAAAACCAGTCATCGTTAACTCGGCTTTTAGAAGTAAGCAAGTCAATGACGCTGTTGGCTCTAAAGATACTAGCCAGCATCGTATTGGTTGTGCTGTGGACATCCGAGTACCTCAACTAACCCCTGACCAAGTTGTCAGAACAATCATTGATTCGGGTTTACCCTACGATCAAATTATTCGTGAGTTTGATCGTTGGACTCATGTAAGCATCCCAAACACTCCAGAAGCAAAGCCTCGCAAACAGGCTTTAATCATTGACAAGTCTGGGACTAGACCATTTGTTTAATTAAGGTGACATAAAGAACATATTTAATCTGTCACTTATGCCGAACATACCTAACCAACAAGATGCTGAATTGTTTGCTAAGAGCGTTAAGAAGTGGCAACAAGTGTTGAGTTTGGGTGATTGGAGAATTGAAAAAGGTACAAAGCCTGCTAAACAAGCAATGGCTTCTGTAGAGTTCAACGAGTCGGCAAGACTGGCTGTCTATCGGTTAGGTGACTTTGGTGCTGAAAAGATCACACCTGAGTCGCTAGATAAGACTGCTCTACATGAACTGCTACACATATTCCTACATGATTTAATGACGATTGCTACAGACCCAAAGTCCTCAGACGAGGATATTGAAATGCAAGAGCATAGGGTCATCAATCTGCTTGAAAACTTGATTTTTAAGGATTCTCATGGGCGCACATAATGAAACTTGTTCCGACACAGAGTTCATCCAACTATGGGGTCAACTTGAATCTGCGGCAAGAATGGCTGAACACCTCCAGATCAACATTAGAGCGATTCATTTGCGTAGAAGGTGGATTGAGCATCACTACAAAATTACTCTAGGTGCATCAGACCATCGTGGTTTGGCTTACGATAACAGACCTAAATCATTCTCTCCCTTAAAACAGATAGACCTTGGTATCCTAGATGGTACTGTCATTGTTTTCTCTGATGCTCACTTTATACCTGCCCAACGATCAACAGCGTTTAAAGGGCTTCTATGGGCTATCCAAGAGTTCAAACCCAAGGCGGTGATATGTAATGGTGATGCGTTCGATGGAGCGTCTATATCGAGGCATGATGTAACTGATCTACCTCAGACTTCTGTTATCCAAGAGTTAAAGGCTTGTCAGGCAATGCTTGGTGAGATCGAGGAAGTGGCTAAAGCTGAGAGACATAATGTAAAGCTACTGTTTACATTCGGCAATCACGATGTAAGGTTTGCTAACA